GGCCTATGGTGGTGGCTACGGCTGTTTCGGGTTCGTAGTCGTCTACTTCATGCCATCCTGAGTGGGGTGCGTATGCATCCCGCCAGGTGACTCGTAGTTCTTGCCATTCTGTGAGGTAGTCTAGATTCATGGTTTCCTGTCGGTTGTATAAGCGTTTACTGGAACGGGGCTACGCTTGGGCTCGCCCCGATGTATAAGCGATACTTGTCTAGAACCGCCTTTAGGGCGGTTTTCTGGCTTCCCCCCCTATAGTCCCCCCCATTCGTTACCTGAGAATGATTCTCACATATACAAGCCATGCCAGCCCTGTCTGGCTGGCTCCTAGGTAACAAAGTTGCCTATAGGGTATGAAAGAAGAATTGATTCTATCAGCACCCCAGCAGGCTTACCTAGATTGGCTCTGCACGCCCCCTATGGAGCGCAATCCTGGTTCTAAGAACAAGATGGCTTTAGAGTTGGGCGTTGATGTTAAGACGCTTCGGCGTTGGGAAAAGAAACCTGTGTTTCGTGACCAGTGGCAGGACCGTGTGGATGATATCCAGGGTTCTCCTGAGCGTACTCAGGGTGTGTTGGATATGTTGTACACTAAGGCTATGGATGGTGATACGAAGTCTGCTCAGTTGTATCTTCAGGCTACGAATCGTATGGCTCCGCCTACGATTGAGGTTAAATCCGACCGTAAGGCTCAGGAATTGTCTGATAGTGAGTTGGATGAGTTGATTGGTGCTTTGGCTGCTCGTGAGAAGGAAACACGGTCTTTGCGGGTTGTGTGATGGACTTGGTTGTTTGCGAGACTTGTGGAGAGGAATTTCCCGCCAGTTGGGGTGGGTGTCCTTTTTGTGATTCTGGTGAGCGTCCTGTTTTGAAGATGAGAGATAACGACTAGTTTTTTGTTATGGAATTAAATGAACTCCTAAATGAGAGGGAGTGGCGTCTTTGTCGTGGTCCTGACGATGCTTCTCCTAGCGACCTTGCTGATGCGTTTGAACATTTTTGTTCTACGTATTGGTTCATTAGGCATCCTGAGCGTGGACGTATCCTGTTTGAGATGCGTGAAGCACAGGTTGAGACTGTGTATGCTTGGATTTCTAATCGTAACAGTATCGTTTTGAAGGCCCGTCAGATTGGGTTTTCTACGTTGGCTGCGGCTTTTGCTTTTTGGGAGGTGTTCTTTTGGCCTGACCGTTTTGAGGTTATGTTGAGCCGTACGGAGCGTGAGGCGGCTAAGTTGTTACAAAAATCTAAGTATGGGTATAAGATGTTGCCTGACTGGATGCGTCAACGGGGTCCTGGTTTGGTGTCGGATAATCAGTTGAAGATGGTGTTTAGTAATGAATCTGCTCTTGAGTCTCTTCCTAGTGGTAATGACCCTGCTCGTGGTGAATCCGTTTATCGTGTCTTTATTGATGAGATGGCGTTTCTTCCGAACTCTGAGGAAGCCTGGGCGTCTATTGAACCGATTGCCGATGTGGGTGGTCGTATTGTATGTTTATCCACCGCTAAGGGTGAGGGGAATATATTTCATAGGCTTTGGGTTGGGTCACAGACTGGGACGAATGATTTCAAAGGTATTTTCTTTCCTTGGTCGGCGGGTGACCGTGATGAGGAGTGGTACGAGGTAAAGAAGGCCCAACTGCCTGATTGGCAGTTAGCCCAGGAGTATCCTAGCGACCCTGAGGAGGCTTTTGTACGGTCGGGGCGTCCTGTGTTTGATTTGGATGTTTTGCGTGCTCTGGAGGTTTCTGAGCCTGACAGGGGCCATTTGTTTTATGGTGAGTGGATTGAGTTCCGTCGTGATGGTGGTCCGTTGTCTGTGTGGCAGGAACCCGAGTTGGGGACTGTTTATTGTATTGGTGCTGACGTTGCTGAAGGTTTGGGTCATGGCGACTATAGTGTGGCTCATGTTATCAACGCTCATACAGGCGATGTGGTTGCTGTGTGGCATGGCCATATTGACCCTGACTTGTTTGGGTCTGATGTTTTGTTTGATTTGGGTGATTGGTATAATCATGCGTTGATTGGTGTTGAGTCTAACAACCATGGTTTAACCACGCTGAAGGCTTTGCAGCGTGTGGGTTATCGTAATATTTATCGTCAGCGTCGTTTGGCTCAGCGTTCTCCTCAGGCTACTGAGGTGTTGGGTTGGCGTACTTCGGCTGCTTCTAAGCCGTTGGCTATTGACGAGTTGGCTAAGGCGTTGCGTGATGCTGATTTGGGTTTGATGGATGCTAATACTGTTGCTGAGTTGCGAACGTTTGTTCGTGAAGAGAACGGTAAGATGCATGGTTCTCCTCATGACGACCGTGTTATGGCGTTGGCTATTGCTAATCAGATGTTGAAACATGTGTGGCTTCCTGAGTATACTCCTGATTTGGCTCCACCTAGGTACTCTTTTGATTGGTGGGCTACTCAAGTGACACGTGAAAAGCCTGAAAAGTTTATTATTGGGTCGTTTAATACTCGCAGGTAACGATTTATTCTACTAGTATGACTGTTTTTGTATGTGATAGATGTGATTCCCGTTGGGTAGGCGACCAATTGCCTCCTCGTGGGTCTATTTGTTTTAGATGCCACGTTAAAACCGTGGACATCGGTTTCCGTCATGGTAAGGAAAACTTCCATGGTGCTACTATTCGTGAGAAGCAGAACAAGATTGTGTCGGATGCCGCTGCTAAGGGTATCAAGGCTGAACCTATAACTAATTGGATGTAACATGTCTTGGTGGGTTCCTATTGTCGTTGCTATTATTACTGGACCTATGGTTGTTATTTTACAGTTACTCCGTAGAGAAAACAGTAGCCAGCATGCCGAAGGTAGGGAACTTCTTAATCGGGTTTTATATAAAGTCGATGATGTCGGAACAAAAATTGACAACCATATCGGTTGGCACGAAGGGAAGGAACAGAAATGAATTCTATTTTAACTAAAACACAGCAGGCGGCACTTCACTCGTATTTGCGTTCTGTGCTTGCAACCACTATCGCTGCTGTTATGGCTGGGGCTAAAGACTGGTCCAGCATTGGGGCTGCTTTTATTGCAGCCGCATTGCCACCTATCATGCGTTATTTGAATCCTAACGATTCAGGGTTTGGTGTAGGGTCTAAGTAATGGCTCGTCCAGCGAATCGTGACGTTCTAGCGTCTTACCGTAAAAAGATTGACCATTCCCGTAAATGGCGTAAGGAAGAGAAGTACGACAAACTTTGGCGTCGTATGATTGACCTCTACAAGGGTAAGCATTACCTTCAGGTTTCTGAAGAGGACAGAATGCTTGTAAACGTCTGTTTTGCTACTATCAACGTTATTGGGCCTAGTGTGGCTGTTAACCATCCTAAGATTACGGTGGGTGCACGCAAGGCTGAAGATGGCGATAAAGCCATCATCACGGAAGCAATTATTAACTATTGGTGGCGTCATTATGATTGCCAGAAGCAGATGCGTCGTGCTGTTGACGACTATCTGATTCTTGGTCATGGCTGGCTTAAAACTGGTTATCGTTTTATTGAAGAAGAAAAACTTGTTAAGGCACAGGCTGATGATGAAGGCGAATACACAGACCCAACCCAGGGTATGTCTTTGGAGAGCCAGTTGGTTGTTGTTGAGGACCGTCCTTTTGTTGAGCGTGTCTCACCGTTTGATGTTTTTATAGACCCTGATGCTACCAGCATTGATGATGCTAAATGGATTGCACAGCGTGTACGTCGCCCTATGGTTGACGTCAAGAATGACCCTAAGTATAACCGTCGTGCACGGGAAGACTGCCAGGCTTCGCATTACAGCAAATGGTCCGAAGATGATGGTAAGGCTAGAATGTCTCGTAAAGAGGAAGATGGCTATGTTGACGTGTGGGAATTTTATGATATTCGCCGCCAAATCATGGCTGTCTTCTGTGATGGTGGGGATAACTTCTTGATTAACCCACACAAGATGCCATATGCTTTTGGGCATCCTTTTGTTATGCTACGCAACTATGATGTTCCCGAGCATTTCTACCCCATGGGTGAACTAGAGGCCATTGAACCTTTGCAGTATGAATTGAACGAGACACGCACACAGATGATGAACCATCGTAAGCGTTTCGCACGCAAGTGGTTGTATAAGGAATCAGCGTTCGACCAGGATGGTCGTGCAGCGTTAGAATCTGATGAGGATAACGTTATGGTGCCTGTTGTTTCGGATGAACCTATTGGTGGTGTTGTTTCTTCAATGCCTGCAATTGTTAACCCACCTGAACTGTACACCATTTCGGGTACTATCACACAAGACATTGACCGTATCAGTGGTGTTGCTGAGTTTATGCGTGGCGGCTCATCAGAGATTAGCCGTACTGCTACAGAGTCGGCTATGATGCAGGACGCCATGAATGCTCGTACTTCAGACAAACTGGCTGAAGTTGAGCGTGCTATCGCATCAGCGGCTAAACGTCTTGTTGGGCTTGCACAGCAATATATGACTGGCGAGCAGGTTGCTCGTGTTGTTGGTTCAGGTGCTATGCCTATTTGGGTCAACTTTGACCGTGACTATATTCAGGGGGAGTTTGATTTTGAAGTTGAGGCTGGCTCTACGCAACCTGTCAATGAATCTTTCCGTCGTCAGATGGCACTACAGATGGTTGATGCTATGGCGCCGTTTGTTGGCGCAGGTGTTGTGGATATGGCGGCGTTAGCCCGTCATGTATTGCAATTCGGTTTTGGTGTTAAAACACCTGAAGCATTCTTGGCTCAACCTGCACCTCAGGGACCTGTAGGTCCTGATGGTCAACCCATGCAAGGCCCACCTCTTGGTGGTCCTGAAATGGGTGGCGCACCGATGCCAGACATGGGGCAAGCGCCTCCTGCTGGTGGTATGCCGATGCCAACTTCTATTCCACCACAGGTGTTGGCTGCTATTGCCAACCAAACTGGTGGTTTACCAAACACACAAATGTAACGAAACAACTACTACTATAGAGCAACCATTTTGGACTCTGGAGAATTATGGATACTGAAAATTTTGATGCTGAAGCATTTGACCCCATCGATTATGATGGACAAGTTGAAAGCGGAGGTGATGTTTCTTTTGATGAAGCACCGATTGATTATTTCAATGTTGACGAATACGCTGACAAATATGTCAAAGTAACCGTTGATGGCGAAGAACTTGAAGTGCCACTTAAAGAGGCGGTTTCTGGATACCAACGTCAAGCGGATTATACCCGCAAGACACAACAACTGGCTGATGAGCGTCGTGGCGTTCAGTTTGCATCGGCAATCCAACAAGCGTTGGACAATGACCCAAATGCAACTATTGAACTATTGAAGTCTCATTATGGTTTGGACCAACAGGATTCCTTTGATGAAGAGGATGATTTGTGGGCAGACCCGATGGAAAAGCAATACCGTCAACTTGAGAATCGTCTGAAGTCCTTTGAGGAACAACAGGCTATGAACGAGTTGGAACGTAATATTGGTTCTCTTCAGCAAAAATACGGTGAAGATTTTGACGCTAATGAAGTCGTTTCATTGGCACTAGCAAGGGGAACAACCGATTTAGAATCGGTTTACAAGCAAGTGGCATTTGATAGACTTTATAGTGGAGAACAGGCTCGTCGTCAGGCACAGTCACAGCGTGCACAGCAGGAACAACAAATTGTTCAGGCTAAGCGCTCTAGTGGTATTGTGGCTGGTGGTTCGTCTGCTCAAGGTACATCCGTAGATTCACAACCAATCACTAATTTACGGGATGCTTTTGCTGCTGCTAAACAGCAGTTGGGTATTTCATAATATTTCCTAGGAGGAATTCAAATGTCGAACCCGAACTTTGACGCACTACTCTCAACTACACTTGCGAACTATCGTGACAAGTTGACCGACAACGTGTTTACTGCACGTCCACTTACATATTGGCTTAGTGACAAGAGTCGTATCCAAACCGAATCTGGTGGTACGAAAATTGTTGAGCAGTTGATTTATGGTCAGAACAGCACTGTTGCTTCGTACTCAGGTTACGAAACACTCAGCCTTACACCACAAGATGGTATTTCGGCTGCTGAATACGACTGGAAGCAGTATGGTGCTTCAATCGCTATCAGCGGTATTGAAGAGGCTAAGAACAACGGCGAGCATGCTATTATTAACTTGCTTGAGGCTAAGATTATGCAGGCTGAAGAGTCATTGCGTGAAGGCTTTAACCAAATGTTCTTTGCTGATGGCACAGGCAACTCTGGTAAGAACTGGAACGGTCTTGGTAACCTTGTTGAGTCAGGTAACACCGTTGGTGGTATTAACTCGGCTACAGCAGGTAACGAATACTGGCGTTCATATGAGGAAAACACCGCTGGTGCTTTGACTCTTCTTCAGATGGCAACCGCTTACAACAGCACTTCTGTTGGTAACGACCATCCTGACGTTATCCTTACAACTCAAACATTGTTTGAAAAGTATGAATCACTTCTGCAACCACAGTTGCGTTACACTGATACAAAGACGGCAGATGCTGGTTTCCAGAACCTTCTGTTCAAGTCTGCGCCTATCATGTACGACACGCACTGTACAGCAGGTGTTATGTACTTCTTGAACTCTAAGTACATCAAACTTGTTGGTCACTCTGACAAGTGGTTTGCACAGACCGATTTCGTTCGCCCTGAGAACCAGGACGCACGTTTCGCTCTTATCATGTGCTACGGTAACCTTGTTGTTTCTAACCGTAAGAAGCAAGGTAAGTTGACCGCAAAGACTGCCTAGTCAGTTTGTCAATTGATTTGGGGGGCTTTGGCCCCCCATCTCTACCTCAACATTTTAAGGAGTTATAATGCCAAAAGTAGGAAAAAAAACTTTTCCATACACCAAGTCAGGTGTTGCCGCCGCTAAGAAAGCAGCCAGCAAACCATCCATGAAGAAAGTTTCTGCTAAAGTTAAATCTAGCGACAAAGACGTTCGTGTTACAGATTACGTTCCAAGTGGAAAGAAACCAGGTACAGGCGTAGTAAGAGCAGGTAAGGAGTCTCGCAGTGTTGCCCAAAAACGTGGAACTCCAATTGGGAAAACAACTGCTGAAACTCGGCACGACACTCGAAACAACGCTCATACGTCTTCGGGTAGGACCATTGAGTCGAAAACAAAGATACGAAGTGCTCGTGGAAACATCTATGATGTAACAGGCGTTAAACACGAAAAAGCATTGATGAAAGATTCATCTTATACTTACATTCGGCCAGATGCAAAGAGTGTTAACAAACGAGGTCGTGACCCTAAGTTTGGTCCAGCACCTAAGGTAAAAAAGAAGAAGTAACGAACTCTCCATAGGGTATGAGTAAACAACTTGCCCACACCCTGTATGGAGAACCTGTAAGTGGTTCCCGACCTGCCGCTTCGGCAGTCGGGAGCAAACTTGCGCCTGGAAGCGGACCGTACATCGGCCGTAACCGTTGTATCGCCAACAGCGATACTTGTGAAGGACCCAAAGCCAAGCAGACCGACTACTGTATCGGTCATTTGCGTACTATGGCTAAGGAACAGAAGGAGAACGAATGAGTACAACACAGGAACTGATTACGTTCGTTAGAGACATCACCGATTTGGACGAGGCAGATTTGCCTTCGTCTCTTGTTGTTTCTTACCTTAAAGATGGGTTTCAACGTATCATAAATCTTGAGCGTCGCTGGCCGTTTCTTGAAACTACCTACACATTGTCTACTGTTGCTGGACAACGTGACTATGCTATAAGTTCTATTGGTGCAGCAACTTTAACTGAGGATACAGTTCCACCTAAAACTGCGTTTCGTGAAGTAACCAGTGTTTTGGATAACTCCGTAAGTGGTAACCGTCTCAGTTTAATTGCCATTGATGAGGCAGAAGCAGTATGGCATGGCTCGTTTGATACCCCTACTCGTCCTTTGTTTTATGCAGAGTGGGGAGATGTTATCAAGTTGTATCCTAAGCCTGATACTGTGTATCCGTTAACAGTTCGTGGATACCGTAAGGCTAGTTATAGTTGGACAACGGTCCTAACCAGGGAAGTGGATTGTGATGAGCGTCTACATAACGCCATCGCATACTATGCTGTGGCGCAAGCCTACAAGAGGCAGGAAGACCCTGAGTTGTCTAACGTGTATAAGCAGTCGTTTGATGAGGCTGTTATGTTGGCTCGTAAAGAGTTGATGCGTGCCAATGGTCATCGCCCTATGGTGATGTCTAGAGGGTTTGTGCGTCCTAGTGAGAAGTATTGGCTTGAGTCTTTGGGTAGAACGCTAGGTCAATAATGTCTACAATGCGTGTTTTTCGTCAGGATGATTTTACTGGTGGGCTTAATCTCAGGGCCGACCAGTTTCAACTCGCCCCGAATGAATCTCCACGTATGTTGAATGTTGAGATTGACCCTCGTGGTGGTGTCTTTAGTCGTGGCGCTATGCGTCGCATTAATACTAGCCCTGTGACTGGTGCTTGGCGTCCTAAGAATCTTGTTCCGTTTTATACTACTTCTTCTTCTTATGTTATGTTGTCTACTGGGTTTGCATCTGCCGTTAACGGCGATGTGCATTATTCTACAGGTAGCAACTTCAGCCCTTTAAGTATTCCTGTCAGTGAACAGCATGGTGCTAGTTTTGCACCATGGGGTGACACGCTTTATATTGCTACTGGACAAGATACTGTTTCCTACAAGTGGGATGGTACAACAAAAACTGCTTTGACTGCTTCTGGTACGGCAGGTGCATGGCAAGATTCGTACACTAGTGGTTTGTCGGGTGTTCATTTTCCTAAGGCTAAGCATGCTGTCACACATGCAGGTAAAATCTTTGTTGCGAATACAAACGAGAACTCTATTGCTTATCCTAACCGTGTACGCTGGTCACATCCAAATAGTCCTGGAAACTGGGCATCTAACGACTACATTGATGTAAACGATGGTGGTCCTAGTATTACTGCACTGGCTGTTTTTGCTGGTCACCTATTGGTGTTTAAACGCGATTCTGTATTCGCTGTTTTTGGTTATGATTCTGATACTTTCCAGGTTGTCGAGATTTCTCGTACTGTTGGTGCAGCAACACCTCATGCTGTGACAACAACTGAACGTGGTGTTTATTTTTTTTCGTATCCTGAGGGTTTAATGTATTACGATGGTAAAGCGTTGCGTGACATTTTTGAACCTATCCGTCCTGCTATTATAAACTCGGACATTAACGCAAACATTGCTACGCAAGTTTTTGTTAACAACATTAACCGTCGCATTTGGGTTTCTGTGCCTTACAGCCAAACAGCAGAGGAAACTGTTGCTACTGCTTCTTTCATTTTTGACCCTACTATTCGTGATGGTGCTTGGCTGATGTTTTCAACAGCAGACAACCGTGGCTTGAATGGTGGCTGTGATTTTATTGAGCAGTCTAGTGGCGCTATAATGCATCTTGGTGTTCATTCTTCTCAACCTTATGTTTTGGGTGTGGATTTATACACTAACGGTTATGACAATATTTCTGGAACTAACTATCAGTTCACTAGTCGTTACCGTACACGCTGGATTGATGGTGGTTCTTATTCGCAGAAGAAAATGTTTCGTCGTCCTGAGGTTGTTGTTAAACAGCAGGGTGTTTCTGGTGGTTTAATTGTTAAAGCCTTTGCCGATTATGAAGAGGCTGACAATAGTGAAATTAAAGAATACACTTTGACAATTCCTGCTTCAGGGTCGGGTATGGTTTGGGGTACTAGCCTTTGGGGTGCCGCTAATTGGGGTGCCGCCAATGTCGGTGCACAATTAATTACTGGACGCAGTATTGGTCTTGCCAAATCTATACAGTTAGAATTTACAGGTCCTGTTGGCACTTCTTGGGGTGTCAATAGTTTCACGTTAAAATACAATCCTAGGAGGGTTACAGCATAATGGCTACTTTACCAATTGACTATACGTTTTCAAACGGAGACGTTGCAAACGCTAACCACGTTAATACTAACTTTCAAAGTATAAAAACTTTTGTTGAGGCATCACTGGTTAGCACTGATGGCGCTGTCCAGGCTGGCACTGCTGCCATCGCAAACAACGCTGTTACGACAGCAAAGATTCTTGACTCTAATGTTACGACAGGCAAGATTGCTAATGATGCTGTAACTGCCGAGAAGATTGCTGCTGGCGCTGTTGGTGCTAGTGAAATCGCTGATGGTTCTGTTGGCACAGCAGAGTTGGCCAATGGTGCTGTAACGGCTGCTAAAAAATCGGGTTTCTCTGGTGTGACATATCAGGACTTTACTATTACTGGTGTTATGAACGACGCAGATGCCTTTTTTCAGGGTAGCGACCATGTTATTACTTTTGGTGGTGGCAAAACATATAATGATGTTGTTTCTATTGTGCCCAATGCTGGAACAAACAGCACAGTAACTTTATACCATTATGAACTTGGCGCACAAGGTGGAGTCTTAAACAATAATCAGGCAAGACTTAACTGTAGTATTTCAAACAACATTGACACGGGTGGAAATGTTAATGTCCGTGTTTGGTTCTTCGTGTAACTATGCCTATTGAAACCCCAAGAGATAAACCAGAGTTGCAGATTTGGACTGCACCTTTGATGGAAGCACTCCGTTCTTCGGATGCTTCCACTCTTCAGCATATCTTTACTTCACTTAAGGAGTATCTGCGTGGGGTTCAAACAACTATCAGTTCAAACTATTACAACTTAAGTATTGGTTCTGTATCGGTGGGTACAGCGGCTGCTAGTATTACTGGTACGTTTCCGAATCAAAACTTAAATCTTGTTTTACAAACTGGACCTGCTGGGCCGACTGGCCCTACAGGCCCGCAAGGTATCCCTGGGTATTCTATTTTGAATATTGATGGTGGGGCACCTGATTCTATTTATGGTGGTATACCTGTTATTGATTGTGGGAGTATCTAATGGCTATTATTGTTCAATACCGTCGTGGCACAGCCGCACAGTGGACCAGTACTAATCCTGTATTAGCGATTGGAGAGCCTGGTTATGAAACTGATACAGGCAAGTTTAAGGTTGGTAACGGTGTGCAAACGTGGAGTTTGCTTCCGTATTCTAGTGGTGCTGTAGGTCCGACTGGTCCGACTGGACCGACTGGTGCTACTGGTATTCAGGGTCCACAAGGTATTCAGGGTATAACTGGTGCTACAGGGGCAACTGGTGCTACTGGTCCTATTGGTCCTACTGGCTTGACTGGTCCTACGGGTCCCACAGGCGCTACAGGAGCCACTGGGGCGGTCGGAGCGACAGGTCCGACTGGTCCACAAGGCCCGACAGGTTTAACGGGCGCTACGGGGCTTACAGGACCCCAGGGACCGACTGGAGCCACAGGTCCTGCTGGTCCTACTGGTGCTGCTGGCAACAACGGTCTAGATGGTGACCGTTACCACACTACGTCTACGACATCTTTGACTATTGCTAGTAGTGGAAACATAACTTTATATACGGTTGATTTGCATCTAGATTATTCGGCGGCTCAAACTGTTATTATTGCTTACGACTTAGCCAACCACATGCATGGTGAGGTTGTTTCCTACAATGCTTCTACTGGTGCTTTGGTTGTTGATTTAAAGAATAAAACTGGTAGTGGTACTTATTCTGCTTGGACAATCAACCTTAATGGTGCTGTTGGTATTCAGGGAGCAACTGGCGCAACAGGCGCTACTGGCGCTACTGGTGCGCAAGGTCCTCAAGGTATCCAGGGTATTCAGGGGGAAACTGGTTTGACTGGTGCTACAGGTCCTATTGGTCCTACTGGTGCTACTGGTGCTACTGGTGCTATTGGACCGACTGGTGCTGGCGTTCCTGTAGGTGGCACCATCGGACAAATACTATCTAAAATTGATGGCACCGACTACAATACGCAGTGGATTACAAACAATCCTGCTACAACATTAAATGACCTTACTGATGTAACGATAACCACTCCAAGTAGTGGTCAAATTGTGTCCTATAATGGTTCACAATGGGTTAATTCTGTAGCGCCAGAAACTGGTACTAGTGTACAGAAAGGTAACAATACAATGGTTTACGCAATGATGAGTATGGAGTTTTAATGGCTGTTGGTGATGTAGTTCCTCTTAGGCTTGGTGGCCCAACACAGTTGGGTACTGGTGCTACGACGTTGTTTACTGTGCCTGCTGGGCGACAGTACACAACTAAGCAAATTATTATTTGCAATACTGACAATATTGACCGTACTGTTACCTTGGGTATTGGTGGGGTTACTGCGGCTTTGTCCGTTGTTTTTCAGATGCCTATTGGCGCTAACGATACTATTGTTTTGGATACAGCATTGGTGTTTGAGGCAACACAAACTTTGCAGGGTGTTTCTGATACTGCGTCTAAGGTGACTGTTACTGCTACTGGTTGGAACAGGGAAGTTTAAGTGGCTATTTCTGCTTCTTTGGGTACTGCTGGCTTAAAGCAGGGTGTGTGTACTAGTACGACTCGGCCTACTGCACCGTTTGAGGGTCAGATGATTTATGAGACTGACACGGATTTAACCTACATTTATGGTGGCTCTGCTTGGCAACAAGTGTCGGGTGGTGCAGCAGTAGGAAACTCAGGTTTAGTAACGGTTGCTTCGGGAACAGCAACGGCTGGCGCATTAATAATTGTTAATGCTTTTTCATCTACTTACGACAATTATAGATTAACCATGAATGCCGTTGGGAATAGTAGTGGTGAAATATCGGCACAATTTAGAGTGGGTACTTCAACATCTGCTACTGGTTATAACTGGGGTCTGTGGGGTCTTCTTGAAAACGGTACTGTAACAAACTATGCAGCAACAAACCAATCGTTTTTAACAACTACCTATGGCGCAGGTTCATGTGCTTTAGATATTTTTGCTCCATATTTGGCGCAAGAAACATGGTACTCAGGAACTCAGGTTATGAATGTTGCTGGCACTGTATATCTTAGACAAATAGGTGGCAGACATACCCCAACAACTTCGTATGACCAGTTGGTTCTTAATGTTCCAAGTTCTACAACTATGCGTTATTCTTTGATGGGATATAGGAAGTAGTTATGGGTATCACACAACAAATCGGTGCGTCATCACTAATCAAACCAGGCGTTTGCACTTCATCTACACGGCCTGCATCACCATATACAGGTCAGGTTATTTTTGAAACAGACACAAACAAGTTGCTTGTGTGGAATGGCACGGCTTGGGTTATCCCGAATAGCCCTGCACAAAACCCTGGTGGGTTGGAATACATAAACCAGTTTACATTGTCGGGTCTGACAACAAACCTCACAAACATTTTCAGTTCTACCTACGACAATTACCGTTTAGTTGTTAGTGGCATTATTACGGGTGCCGCACTTATAGACAAATACCAAATGCTCAACAGTTCAACACCTGCAACTGGTGCTAACTACAATTCTTATCGTTGGACTACATCAGGGGCAGCAGAGTCAAATAGTGGACAAACAAGTGGTTTTGCAATGACTACTGGTACCACGGCGCAATCTTGGGTTATTGAGGTTTTTAATCCTGCCATTGCAACAAAAACTAACCTAAACGCATCAGGGCAATACGGTGCAAACGCAGACATTCCATACCCTGAACTAATCACTTCCGTTCATACCCTTGCAACGGCCTATGACGGTATGTCGCTCGTTGCTACAGGCACAACATTTACAGCAGGAAAAGTAACGGTTTATGGGTATAGGAAATAACGATGGCAATCTCTAATAATTCAACTGGGTTACGTCCTGGTGTTTGCACGTCGACGACACGCCCGACAGCCCCATACGAGGGGCAGATGATATACGAAACCAACACAGATATGGTCGCTATATGGAACGGCACAGCGTGGCGATACCTTGCTGCAACCACGCCAACAAATGGCACTGTGTTGCAAATAGTTACAGGAACATCAAACACTCAAGTAGGTACAGGTTCGGGAACATACTCAGACGCAGGACTATCTGCAAGCATCACCCCAAAATCATCATCAAGCAAAGTTTTAGTTTTCGCCCAATTAAACTGGTACAACGCAGGGTCAAACAAAGTTACATTCAACCTTGTTCGTGGTAGCACTCAAATAAATGAAACAAACCCTTTAGGTGGTGACGCAAACAACCTTGATGGTGGACATTTTCTTACTTTTCTAGATAGTCCTGCCACCACATCAGCGACAACATATAAAGTGCAGTTCAAAACTAATGCTGGAGCAAGTTATTTACGAGCATCCGCAACAGCAACTTGTACTATTTATCTTATAGAGGTGGCGGCATGACCGTAAGTAACAGAATGATGTATTATAGAGGATTTGTATGAGCAATATTGACTACACAGGATTTACACAGCGCCAAAGAGCCGCAGGGAGCCAGTATGGCTCCAAGACGGCTTCTAACGCCTATGCCCGTTTCTTGTCTCAACAGCGTGGTTCTAGAAAGAAGTTTGGGCTTCAACAGCAGTATGAGAAGCAGGCACCGAAGGTGGTTGGCGGATACACACAGCGTGGTCTTGCTGGGCCTGGGGTTCGGTCGGGTATTTTTCAGAAGGGTATGAATGAGTTTGCTAGTCAGAATTTGAATGATATTAATGATGTTAATACTGAGATTGCTAGCGATGCTCAAGGGTTTGATTTGTCCGATAAGCAGAACTTTGCTGATTATCAGGACCAACTGGCGGCTATTCAGGCCGAGAAACAACAGCAGATTGCTAATACAGCAGCAACTTTACAGGCTTTTAAGCCGTTCTTA